GTGTGCTCTTCCGATCTGTCGTCCCCGGGCGCCTGGGACCTCGACGCCGAGAGCGCGTACTCCTCGAGCGAGGCCGTGACGGAGCGTTCTACGCCGCGCATGGCGGCGTTCGCCACGTCGTCGTTCGTGTAGTCGCACGCCGGCTCCCAGTCGCTTGGGTCGAACGGCATCTCACTCCCCCCTCGCGGCGCGGCACACCATGATCTCGCTCCGGCCGGAGCCGCCGGAGTCAGCCTTGACCCACAGGTCGCCGACGTCGTACGGCGGCGTCGGCGTCGACGTGAACACCCTCCGCTTCCCGTCCGCGAGCCTCGCGGCGGCCATCGCCGCCGCCGAGACGGGGGCCACCGCGTCGATGGCGGAGTCGACGGACTCGTCCAGCCTGCGCGAGATGCCCTCAGCCGCGGGTCCCAGCACGTACGTGGTCTGCGACGGGTCGTCCAGGTCGAGGGTCGCCTTGGTCACGAGCATGTGCGCGTCCACGCCGTGCGGCCTCGACCTGACCCTGACGACCTGCCCGGGCACGAGGGGCCTCGCGCGGTCGGGGGACAGCAGGTGGAGGTCGATCGCCTTCACCTCTATCGAGGGCGTCGGGCGCGCCGACTTGCGCAGCGCCTCGATGCCGGCCTGGACGAGCCCGTCGACGGTCTTCGCCTCCGACGAGACCGTGCCCTCGACCCACCCGTACTCCGACACGGCCTCGACGTCGTAGAGCACGTCGCCGCACTTCGCTATGCCGTCCCTCACCCCGAACTCGCCGTCCGGCATGCCCGATATCGTGAGCGGCGGGGCGTCGCCCTCGGACGCCCCCTCCGGCCTGACCGCCGTCGCGAGGTCCTCGGAGGTGTCCGTCCTCACGTAGTCCGTGAGGTTCACGCCGAAGTCGATGACCTGGTCGTTGACGTCCGAGCACCCGTACCTGAGGTCGATGACCCTGCGGCCGCCCTCGTGCCGCACGAAGACGTAGCCGCCGAGCGGCTTCAGGATTTTATCCTCTATCTCCCTCGCGGTGGTCGGGAGCTGGGTAGAGCTCCTGTACACGTGGCCGTCCGGCTCGAGGAGGTCTCCGTCGTTCCGGCCGACCTCGAAGGAGTGCCCCGGGCCGCAGTGTGAGTTGTGCTGGGAGACGTACCAGTCGAACAGCGCCGCCACGCTCGACGGCGCGAGCGCCATGTCCGAGCGCCAGTCCTTGCTCGACCTGTCCGTGCAGTATGGCCGGACGACCGTGTCGCCCAGGTACGCGAGGTCCCCCTTGCAGGTCACCTCCAGGCAGTCCCAGACGTCCTGCTCGGCCTGCCACACGAAGCCGCTGAAGAGCAGCGTCCCGTCGTCGTACACCCTCACGGGCTCCGACGACGACCTCATGCGGATCCCGTGCCTGAGGGCGTGGTCGGGCGGCATCGTGAACCGGCACGTCCCGCACTCGTTGACCGCCGCGCTGACCTCGACGTCCGACACGGCGTCTCCGGAGTACGGGTCGAGGAGCGCCCGGTCCCCGTAGAAGACCGTGTACACTAGGCCACCGACCCCGAGACGTGGATGGAGTACCCGATGGCCCTCGTCGCGTTGTCGAAGGACATGAAGTAGAGCGAGCAGGAGGAGTTCGAGACCGAGTTCAGCGACGCCCAGCAGGTGTTCCTGCCGTCGTACGGCGAGATGATTACCATCGGCGGCTTCGAGAACGTCACCGGGAAGCGGACGGTCGTGTTGCCGGAGCGCCAGCCCGACCCGCTCGCGGTAGTCGTGGCTATCGTTGCGGCGTCCTTGCGCATCCAGGCGTCAACGCGGCCGTCGGACCACTTCCTGTAGTACCACCCGTCCGCGTTCGTGCCCCTCTCGGTCACGTACGTGAGCCCCAGCTTGTCGAGCAGCGAGAAGTTCCCGCTGATTGCGTCCACGTCCACGTAGTCGGCCTCGGTCATGGTCGCGAGCCCCATTATCGGCGTTGCCACTATAGGTCCCTCCATTCGTATCTGATGACCACGACGGCGTCGACGACCCCGTCGCGCGTGTCGAGGTCGCGCCATCGCGACTCTGCGAGCGAGCCCCAGGTCTCGCCGCCGAGGTCCGACCACGACCTCCTGACCGGCGCCGTGTCACCGCCCGACCACCCGATCGAGCAGAGCTCCGCCCATCGCATGCGAGAGACGGACCCCCACGTGGCCTGGCGCTCGCCGCCCTCGCGCAGGTCGGACCACCGGACCGTCCTGACCTGGTAGGTGTCTATCCACAGCTCGTTGACCCCCTGCCTGAAGAGGACGTCGTTCAGCCTCCACGACCCTGCCCCGAGGACGGTCGCCCTCCCGCCTGAGACGACGATGGTCGGGGCGGTGCAGTCGATCGTCGGGTGGCACGGGACCCTGCCGCAGGGGAACTGGTAGAGCCTGCCGCCGACCGCGTTGAGCCTGTACGTGGTCCCGTCTCGCACCCTGAACGCGTCGGCCTCTATCTTGAGCTCCATGGTCATGTGGTCGGGGCCGGCCTGCCTGAGGGACTCGACCGAGAAGCGGCCGGCGTACGTGTACCCGGGGTCCCACGAGCACCTGAACTCGAGCCTCCTCCCGTGCCACGCGTCCATCACCCTCGTCCTGAGGGACTGCATGTTCTCCTCGGACACGGGGATGGCGAACTTGAGGTCGAACTCGCGCGGGCCGTACGAGACGTCCCCCGTCAGCGCCTCCGTGAGGTCGACCCTGCCGTCCGGTCGCCCCGGTACGCTCGCGTACCTCGTGATGGGCTCCGGCGGCCTCGCCTCCGACTCGCCCGACATCACCATGCCGAGGTCCCCGTGGCTCCTGATGCCCCCGGCCTCTATCTCGTCGTATGTCATGCCAGGCTCCCGCTCAGCCTAGAGATGCTGCCGAGCTCGCGGTCGACGTCGCGTCCGATCGCGCCCACCAGCTTCCTCTTGTCTATGTAGACCCTCAGGCCCCTCATGTCGGAGCGAAGGGCGCGTATCTCGGACACCACGTCCGCGTTTCCCGCGCCTCCGCGCATGAGCCTGACGGTCGAGTCCGCGATCCTGTGCGCGAACGGGTCGGCATACATGCTGGTGAGCGGGACGATGTTCGTGCCGTCGTACCACTCGGCGCCGGCCTCGCCGATCATGTTCCGCGCGTCTATCATCGTCGGCCGGGTGAAGACGGCGCCCGACGCGTGCCTCCTCACGCCTCCGCGGGCGTTGGGGTCGTGCTGCGTCGTGTACACCTCGCGGTGGTACGTCTCGACGCTGATGCTCTTCGAGTAGAGCGCGTCGACGAGCGACTTCATCCTGCTCACGTAGCCGCCTGCGGAGCCGTCCACGACGTTGCCGTCGGCGCTGATCGTGACCCTCTTGGAGTAGATCCGGTCGATGGCGGTCTTCGTGCGCTCGATCGCCGACTCGGCCGAGCCGTCGGTCGCGTTTCCGCCAGCCTGCGCGGTCGCGCTCTTCGAGACGAGCCTCGTTCCGTTCCACTCCACGACGTTTCCCTGCGCGTCGACGAGGGACACGTCGTCCGTCACGACCTTGTTGTCCTTGCCGAGCAGCTGGGTGCCGTTCCACGTGTACACGTTGCCCTGCGCGTCGGCGAGCTTCGTGTCGTCGACGGTCACGTTGCCGTCCTTGTCGATGATGGGCTCGGAGTTGTAGGTCTCGATCATGCCGATGAGCCGGTTGACGTCGCCACCGCAGTTCGCGACGAGGCTGGCGAAGTTGTCGCTGCCGATCGCGTTGAGCTGCTCCGCGCTGATGCCCGCGTCCGAGAGCGCCGAGGTCAGGTCGCCCATGCTCATCCCGAGGTTCTTCGCGGCGCCCTTCCCGACGTCGCCGAACCCCTCGAGCGCCTTGGAGACGCCCTCGTACGCCTCGACGGAGCGGGCCTTCGCCGCGTCCAGGTGCACGCCCGCCTTCTCGAGGGCGTCGACGATGGAGCCGGCGGTGCCGTCGTAGGCGTCCGCGATCCCCGCGAGCTGCTCCTCGGAGAGCCTGCCGAGGTCGCCCGTGTCGGCGCCGAGGTCGGAGAGCGACTTCTGGAACCCCGCGAGCGTGTTCCCGCCCTTCTCGAGGCGGGCCGACACGAGGTCCATCCCGGCGCCTATCGAGGAGTACGCGCCGTTCGCGCCCTCGGCGGCCGCCTCCGTGTCCCCGAGCTGGTCCTCGAAGGACTTGGCCTGGTCCGACGTCTCCTTGTAGGCCTTCTTCGCCTTTTCGAGGTTCTCGGCGGTGCTGTTCCCCACCTCGGCCTCCTTCTTGGCGAGCTTCTCAGCCTCCTTGGCGGAGTGGCCGTGGGCCTCGTAGTACTTCTGGAGGTCCTTGGTGTTCTTCTCGAGCTCGGCGTCGTACTTGTCCTGCGCGTCCGTGAGCGTGCGCGCGGCCTCCGACTTCGCCTGGTACGCCTCGGTGAGGGACGCGCTGAGCGCGTCGACGCGCGCCTCCTCCTTCTTCTTCGCGATGAGCTGGTCTATCGAGTCGCGCAGGTTCTTGACGTTGCCGTCCTGGTCCTCGTACTTGTTCGCGGCCACGTCCTGGGCGCTGATGTTGAGGCCGAGCTGGTCGTTGACCTGCTTGATGGCCCACTCCAGCTTGCCCTGGGCCGCGGACGAGAGGTCCGTCACGCCCGCGTACTGGTCGATGATGGACTGCGCCGTGGAGAGCGTCGCGATCTGCGTCTGGGCCGAGTCGAGGCTGGACTTGATGGTCTGCTCGTGGCGGTCGATCGCGTCCCTCAGCTCGTCGACGGACATGGCGCTGAACTTCGCCCTGTCCCCGGCGTCCGAGAGGAGCTGGCTGTACGAGGAAAGCCCCTCCGCCTCGGCGGTCACGTCGGACACCCGCTCCATGGACGAGTTCCACTCGTCCTGCCTCTGCTTCGCCTCGAGGATGTGGCCGACGAGCAGGCTGACCCCGACGGCCCCCGCGGCGATGGCGATTCCCCACGGCCCCGACAGCACGCCGGCGAGACCGTCGGCGGCCGTCGCGGCGCCGAGCAGGCCGTCCTGCAGCCTTCCGCCGGTCCTCTCGGCCATGTTCAGGAGTATGCCGGACGCGGACTCGGCGGCCCCTCCGAGCCTCCCCATCCCCGCCGACACGGTCCCGAGCACGGACCTCGCCGCTCCCACGCCCTTGACGGCGGCGGCGACGCCCAGGAACGCGGGCACGAGCGGGCGCACGTCCCCGGCGAGGCCGCGCACGACGGAGCGCACCTGGTCGAACGGCGGGAGCATCTCCGATACCACTCCCGCGGCGCGCTTGAGGTCGCCGTAGGCGACCGAGGACGCGGACTTGGCGTCGTCCCACACCTGGGCGAGCACGGGGGCGACCTTTCCCGCCTCCGCGGCAGCGTCGGAGGAGACGGACGATATGCCCGCCTTCACGTCGTCGAGCGCGCCCGCTATGCTCCTCTGCCCGATCGCGTCCATGACCCCGGCGATGCCCCTTGTGACGGCGTTGGACGCGTTCTCCGTGGCCGTCTGCACGCCGCCCGTCGCGGACTCCGCCTGGCTGCGGAAGGACGCGAGCCCGGCGCCGCCCTTCTGGTCGAGCGCGATGATGCCGTCGAGGAGGTCGCTCATCGACAGTGTCGCCTTGTTCTTCCCGCCGCCGAGCGCCGCGTAGAGGTCGTTCGCCGTCGCTGTCGGACCGAGCATGCTCTTCGCGAGCTGGTCCATCTGCCCCGGGGCGGCGGACACGAGCGACTTCCAGTCCTGCATGTCCGGCTTGCCCTTGGAGAGCATCTGCCGGAACTGCTCACCGGCGGCGGTCGCGACCTGCGTCCCGGCGCCCCCGGCAAGGAGCATGTCGTTGAAGCCGAGACCGGCGGCGGTCGCCTTCGTGAGCGACACGCCGTATTTCTTCGTCGCCTCCCAGACGCCCTTCACCGACGACGCCATGTCGTCGAGCCGCGTGGGCAGGCCCTGCAGGCGGTCGCTCATGGTCGAGATGGAGGACTTGGCCTCGGCGGACGACGCGCCCAGCTGCTCCATGACGGTGGGGTAGTTCTTCAGCGTGTCGAGGCGCGCCGCCGCGGCGCCCACGTGCGACTCTATGGTCGCCATGGCCTTGCCCGTGATGGCGGAGAAGGCCCCTATGAGCGCGCCCGAGCCGAGCAGGCCCTTCGCGCCCCTCGCGAACCCGCCGGAGAGCGACCTCCCCATCGCGCGTCCGCCCTTTGAGGCGTCGACGCCCCTCAGGGCGGAGTTCACCTTGGCCGTGAGCCCGTTGAAGTGCGGAACGATGAGGAGCCCCGCGGAGCCGATGTCAGCCATGGTCGACGTCCCTCCACTTCGTCTCGTTGAGGGTCCGCACGGCCCTCCTGGTCCTCTCGGCCACGCGCCTGCGCTCCTCGGCCATCCACGGCCTCTCCACGACGCGCGAGCCCTCAGTCGACCCCGTCGCGTAAAGCGTGATGAGGCGCTCTATCTTGTCTACGATCTGCGCGCGCTGCTCGGCCGCGTCGTCCCACCTCCCGTAGGGGGTGACGGCGCCGGCGTAGAGGGAGCCCCGCGGCAGCGTGAGCACGAGGTCCATGGCCTCGGACGCGGGCACGTCGTCGTAGGCCACGTGGTAGTAGGCACGGAAGTCGTGCCTGAGCTCTCGCAGGTGCCCGTCCTCTAGCCGCGCGAGAGCAACCAGTTTTTTACTGTCTCGTCCTGCAGGACGGACACGATGGCGACCGCGTACGCGTCCACGTCCACGGTGCCGTCCTCGTTCCTGCAGCGCTCGACGATGGCGTCACGCTGCCCCTTGCCGACGAGGAGCTCCAGGAGCCTGTCCGTCTCGTCGTCCGTCGGGTCGTCCTCGCGCATGATGCGCTGGACCTCCATGGAGCGCGTCGCGGAGCGCGTGACCTCGACGTCCATGCCGAGGACGCTCACGTGCGCCGACGCCTGCCCCGCCTTCTCTATGAGCCGCACCTTGACGGCCTTGGTCTTCGCCCCCGAGACGTCGACGTGCGTCGCGCGCGCGAGCATGTCGAGCGAGTCGGAGTCGAGCTCCATCATCACCTCGTGCCTCAATGCCTGCCTCCATATCCCTCGGCGGGGCCGCCCCGGCGGCCCCGCCCGTTCCGGACCGCGGACCCGCTACGCGGCCGTCGACGTCTCGGGCACCGCGTAGCGGATGTAGTACGGGCGCCCCTTCTCGTCCACGTTCGCGGTGAACGTCATCGAGTACACGAGGAGCGACCCCTTCTGGTGCGCCTCGTCGTCGATGGAGTCGATGGTCGCGCGCGGGAACACGGTGCGCATCTTCTCGCCGTTGGAGAGGAGCTCGTCGAAGACGAGCGGGCGCACGGCGCTAGGCACCGTGGTCGGGTCGACGCCCGTGACGTTGCCCTTCTCGTCCGTCTTCACGGCGTCCGTGCCGTAGCGGAGCTTGAGCACGGACTCGCGCACGACCTCCGTGAACTCGCACTTGAAGGTGTTCTCCTCTTCGGAGATCTTGGAGAGGAGCACGCTTCCGTGCCACCCCTTGAACTTGTTGGAGCTCGTCGAGACGGACTTCGTGTACCCGTTCTCGGACAGCTCGCCGAGGTTCGCCCACTTGGCGTCCGCCGTGAGGTCGACCGACGCGGTGTCCGGGAGCGTCGGCGAGGCGTCGAAGCTCGTGAAGCAGCACGCGCCCTCGACGGGGTCGCCCGTGGTGACGTTCTTGGGATTGATGGTCTTGTTGTCGTCTGCCATCGTGCCTCCAGTCGTTTCTGAATCAGTACTTGTGGGTCGTTATCGTGTAGGAGCCGTACCAGCGCGGCGAGCGCGCCTGGCGGTCGTAGTCGCTTCTGAGCGACTCCTCCTCGACCCGGTCGAAGCCCTCCAGGATGTGCCCGCTCCCGAGCGCCAGGACGAGGTCTGACGCCCTCTCGGCGAGCGCGCACGCCTCGGACTCCGTCGGAGCCCAGCAGAGCACGTCCAGGCCGGCGCGGTCCAGGAGCGCGTTCACGCGCCTGCCGCCGTTCCTGCGCACCACGACGAGCGTCTGGGGCCTGTCCTCTGGGACGCTCACGGACACCCTCGTGCCCGGCATCCGCCCCTCCAGGTACGCGCGCACGGCGCCCTCGACGTTGAGCCTCGGCATGTCCACCTCCCTAGTGGTTCGCGGAGTCGAGCACGTGGTCCCGCTCCTGCGCTACGGCGCCACGCGTGGAGTTGACGTCGACCACGGCGACGGCCGTGTGCGTCAGCACCTTCGTGCGCGCTGCGTACGGGCTCCTGTCGTCGTCCCCGAACGGCCCCCTGAGGTCGGAGGCGCGTGCGGCGGCCGACGCGGACGCCGCGACGGGGCGCGCGACGGACATGAGCGCCCCCTGCATCGCGTCGGACCGGAACACGGACGAGACGCCGGCGCGGTCGACCCTGAACCGGCCCCACCCGCTACCCATCCATCCTCCCGACCTCCGCCACCGTGTCCCAGAGCGTCGGGCACGGGTCCTCCCGCGCAGGCTCGCCCGAGACGAGGAGCGCGTCGGGCGGGGGCGAGTCCGTCCCCGGGTCCATGGACCACGGGGCGTCCGTCAGGCAGACGCGGCACCCCCTGAGCGGCGGGCCGCCGTACGCCTTGGGGAATGCGAGCCTGAAGCCAACCACCACCCCGTCCGGCCTCATGCCGGCAGCCGCGTCCGAGCCGTCCGCGGACGCGGCGGAGAGGGGCCGCACGAGCACGTTGCCGACGTCGACGTGCGACCACGAGTACGTGGGCTCCCCCATGTCGTCCGTGCCGGTCCTCGACCGGCTCCAGACGCGGACGGTGTGACCGAGCGGCACGGCTACCACCCCACCCCGAGGCGCACGGTGCCCATGCGCTGCCCGGTCCCGAGCGAGGCCATGAGCGCCGCGAGCGTGTCGCGGTCGAAGTAGGCGGCGCCGGACGGGTTGGAGAGCTGCACGGACTGCTGGAAGCCGTTCGCGCTGAAGCTCGCCGACGTCGCGCCGCTGAGCGTCGACCCGAAGCCCTCCAGCGTGGGCGGCACGAGGGCCTTGCGGCACGCGTCCACGACGAGGTCGTGGCACAGCGTGCGCTGGTCCTCCGTGAGCGCCCTGCCCTCGGCGATGCGGGCCTTCGCCCGGAGCTTGGCCGACTGCTGGGCGAGGCGCGCCGCGACCGCGGCGTCCGCCGAGCGCTCGTCGCCCGTCTCCGCGCGGTACTCGGACACGGTCGCGTAGCTCTCTGCCATTGCCGCCTCCCTACGACGCGCTGATCGTCGACTTCACGACGTAGTCCGTCACCTCGGGGAAGAGCACCATGCCGGTGAGCACGTTGGTCTCGACGGAGACGTGGTCGTAGAGGCTGTTGTGGTTGACGCCGATGAGGCCGGAGTCGCCGACCTCGTAGGAGAGCCCCGCACGGGCGAGCTCGGAGAAGTCCTGCGCGTAGACGTGGAGGTTCGCCGCGTCGGTGACGTAGACGGTCTTCGGGGCGACCTTGCTGGTCACGAAGATGTTCTGTATGCCGAGGAAGTTCTCGATGTACGTCAGGCCGAAGGCCGTCTGCGTGGTCACGGTCGCGTGGGAGAGGTAGTCCGCGATGTCCGTGCGGTTGACGAAGTGGAGCGTCGACACGGGTTTGTCGTGGTTGCCCTCGAGGGCGTCGCCGAGCTTGGCGTCGCCGTAGGCGAGCGACGCCTGGAGGTCCTTGCCCTTCGCGGTCCCGGTCCCGTTCCCGAGGAAGGAGAAGAACTCGGCCATGATGTCGTCGCGGACGTCCGCCTGCATCTTGGCGTCGGTGCGCACGACGGCCCACTCCATGCCGTGCTCGGCGATGGCCTGCGCGGTGGTGAGCTTGCGGTACGGGCGGATCTTCGCCTTCTCGACGGTGGTGGACGTCACGGCGTACTTCGAGAGCGCCACGAGGTCGCCCTCGACGTAGCCGGATCCGCTCGTGCCCTCGGTCGCCGCGTTGGTCGCCGCCTTGCCCTGGTTGCTGAGGGAGCCGGTCACCTTGTGCTGCTGGAGGGTGTACCCCGCGCCCACGGGCTCGGGGGCGATGATGCCCATGAGGCTCATGAGCTGGTTCACGTCCTGGTTGAAGTTCGCGACGAACTCCTGGGTGAGGCCGTACTGGATGTCGGCGCTGGTGATTGCGTTGGTTGGTGCTGGCATTCGTCACTCTCCCTACTGCCCGGCGTGCATGCGCGCGTATGCCTGGACGCGCGCCAGCGGGCTCTTCATCTTCGATATCTGATCAGCGGTCACCCTGGCCCCGCCCGCGGGCGCCCCGCCCTTGTCGCGCGGCGTGCCAGGCTCCATGGACCTCGCGAACGCGAGGAGCGCGTCGGCGCTCGCGTTCAGCTCGTCCTCGTCGTCGCCGTGGAGGAGCTCGGCGGGGACTCCCTTGGCGCTCGCGACGCCTGATACGAGCTCGGCGTGCGCCCGCTCGTCCTCCATGCGCCTCAGCTGCGCCTTGAGCTCCGCCACCTCGTCCTCGACGGACTTCCTCGCGCCTTTCGCGGCCGCGAGGTTCGCCTTGGAGCGCCTCTCCCACTTGCGCGAGTCGGCGACGGCCCTCTCGTACAGGGCCTTGTAGTCGGGCTCCCCGGCTCCGTCGCCCGCACCCTCGGCCGCGGGCTCCGTTCCCGTCGTCGCGGGCTCCGTTCCCTCGGGACCCTCGGCGAGCGTCGTCTCGTCCTCCATGCGTGACCTTCCCTCCGCCACGTGCGTGGCATCCTGGCGCCGTGCGGCGCGTCCTTTTCGTGTCGCCCGTGCGGGCGGTTAAGCCAACGTGGCCTTTTCGCCACCACGGCGTCTGTGATAGAATCGAGTTGGAGCGACTGAACGCTGGGAAGGGCCTGTGGCCCAGATCCGAGCCTTGAGGTCGCTCCTTCTCATTTCATCGTCCTCACCGATGAGTCGGCCCCTAGGACGAACAGCGTGAATTCGTCTCCACGTCGCCGCTTTCGCTCCGCCGCGGAATCAACACGGCGGTTGAAGCTTTCTTGGTCATCCTCGAGCCTCAGCGGGCTGATTATGACCACTCCCTCTTGCTGCCCCCTGTTGAGGCATTGCAGGCACCCATCGTGTATGCGCTCCGATATCTTCGACGCCCTCACGGGGGTCTTGATCTCGGCGAAGCGCCCGCCGAGCAGCAAGTCCGGGTTCCCCTTCCTCCTGCGTCGGTCGGTGCTCAGGAACGTCACGTCATCGTCGTACCCGCCGAGCCGCGTCGCCGCCCAGATCTCGTACCCGTCGGGGACCGCGCTGTACAGCTTGGGCCCGCTGGCGTACTCGCCGCGGACGCGCATGCCATAGCTCTTCCCGATCGAGGAGAGGAACGACCCGACGTACTCCTCGTACCTCTCCTCCGTCACGTCGTTGAGGAACCATCTCTTGCGGATCTCCATGCACCTGCCGATCGACTCGGCAAAGCCCTTGGCGGAACCGGGGTCGAGAGGCGACCTCGCGTCCCTCGCCGCCATCGCGCGCACGCCGGGCTCTATCCCGTCGAGCTCGCGGCGCTCGTCCATGGCGGCCGCGACCTTCTTGGTCCTGAACACGTCGTAGGCGCTCCTCCCCTTGCGCGCGTACGCCCTCCTCTCGTCCTCCGAGAGGGCGTTCCACTGCGCCAGCGTGTCCCCTGCGTCATCGACGCCCCTCGCGTACAGGTCCTGGAGCGCGTCCGGGTCGTACCCCTCGAGCGCGGGGTTATCCACGTCGAAGTCGGCGACGACGGAGCACCTGCAGTGGCTGTGCCTCTGCGCGTTGACGGGCCTCTTGGCCATGAACCAGCCGTTCGAGGCGACCATGACGCAGAACCCGCAGGCGCCGGGGCGCGGGACCACGGCCCACATGGGGTGCGCCGGGTCTCGCCGCGCGTTGTACCCGATCGTGAAGTCGGCGTTCTCCATGACCCTGCGCGACCCCTTGCCCACGAGCCACTCGGCCGCGGCCGACGACATCGCGCGCGCCTCCGTCGCGTCCTGGGCGCAGAACCTGCCCGGGATTTCCGGGGCCTGCTGCGCCACGTAGTCCGAGTCGAGGTCGGAGGCGTCGCGCTGGCGCTGGTAGAACTCCCGGGCGACCTCGGACGCGACCCTCCCGAACCTGCCGACGATCCGGTGGTAGAGCGCGGCGGCCGCGACGTAGTCGCGGTCTCGCTCGAGCGTCTCGTACTCCGCGAGGGCCCTCCTCAGCTCGGCCTCCGCCGCGTCCGAGAGCGTGGCGAGCGCCCTCGAGTACGCCTCGTACAGCTCACGGTCGACCATCCGCGCCGCCCCCGAGCTGCTCCGCCAGCGAGTTCACGAGGTCGATGGAGGACTGCGTGCCCCTCTCCGCCATGATGCGGTCTATCGTCTCCTGGGGGAGCCCCATCCCCTCGTACCAGACGCGCGTTCCGACGAGCCCCTTGTCGAGGTTCGCGATCTTGGTCCAGCCGTCGGCGCGGGCCGCGAAGGTCGGCATCGACGGGTCGACCATGTGGGCGATGACCTCGCCCGTCCCGTCGGGGTCCTCGCCCGCCACCGCGAGCATGAGCCGCCCGACCTGCTCGAGGGACCGTTTGTTCCTGCGGTTCATCGCCTCAACCTCTAGGATGAGGGGGTCGTTTGCCGCGCCGAGCGCGTCGGACGACGTGTAGGTGTTCGACAGCACGCCCAGCTGCCCGAGCGGCACGTTCGTGGCGCCCGAGAAGCGCTGCGCGTCGTTCTCGAACACCTTGATGAAGTTGTCGGCGCTGCCCGCCGGGAACTGGCCGACCTGCGGGACGTCCCCGTTGGCGTCGCGCGTTATCGCGAGTATCTGCCCGAGGTAGGCGCGCATCATGGCCCCGCGGTCGACCGGTCGCGGTGCCGCCGGCTCCTGGTCCTCCGCCTCGGCCGCGGCGCGCGCCGCCGCGTCGCCTGACGCGGGGGCCGACGCCGCCGACGCGGCCACCTCGGCGGCGTCCGACTCGCGGAAGAGCTCGTCGGAGGCGCCGAGTATGTACCTCTGCGGCGCCGTGAAGAACTCGGCGCCCACCTCCATGCGCAGCACGTCGCGCATGGACTTGTCGATGACGCCCATCACCTCGCGCGTGATGCGCGAGTGGCCGAGCGGCTTGTCGTCGTCCGGGTCGTACACGAAGGGCACGATGAGCGGCGTCCCGAGCGGGTTCGGCTCCGCCTCCCAGCGCCAGGGCTCGTCCACGGCGTCGCGCTCGACCGTGACCACGGCGTCCGGGAAGTGCGCGACGAAGCGCAGCGGCCACCCGCACCTGTCCACTGAGGAGAGCACGACGCCGCAGCCGACCGCGCCGAGGTCCTTGTCCCACAGCATGCAGCACTGGTTCGCGCTGAGCGAGCGCACCTTCGCGGCGGGCTGGCCGTCCTCCCCCCTGCCCCTCATCACCGTCATCGCGGACACGCCGTGGACGAGCGAGGACCGGCAGGCGTTGTCGTAGAGCACGTCCAGGGCGTTCCTCCGCGCGAGGTCGTTCAGGGCCCGCATGGGCACGCCGCCCGAGACGTACCCGTCGAACTGGGAGCGCACGGACATCACCCGCACGGCCTTGTCGGCCCAGCCCACGACGCAGTTGAGCCTGGTGAGCTGCGGCGGGATGGAGATCCCGAGGTCCCGGAGCCCGTTCTCCATCCTGTAGTACGTGGTGAGCACGCGGTTACGCGCTCGGACCGAGTCCCAGGTGTCGAAGAGGTCCTGGATCCGGTCCAGGTAGGGCGCGCACCAGGCCGGGGCGCCTTCGACGTCCGGCCTGCCGAGCGCGCGGTCGTCGTCTGTCCTCTGTATCACAGTACGGTCTGCCTCCTTGTCGGGTCCCTCCTGGTCGTCCTCGCGCCCCAGAGCGCGAGCGACGACGCCTCCATGCACGGCGCGCAGTCGAATCCCCAGCCCCCGCTGCTGCCGATCGCGCGCCTCGTCGCCGCCCTCGCCTGCTCGTCCATGCCGCCGCCCGGCGTGTGCCAGACGGTCCTCGCCGCGAGGGAGTCGACGAGCCCCTGCGCCGCGGCCACGACGTCCTGCGTGCGCGGCCTCACGACGTAGCCCTTGGGCACGCCGAGCTCGGCCATGTTGTCGCAGAGGGCCGACGCGCCGGACGCGCCGTCCACGACGACGACCGACACCGTCCCGGACCTCCTGGCGAGCTCCTCCGCGAGGCGCCTCGTGCCGCCGCCGGTGAGGCCGTTTCCGACGACCTCGACGGAGTAGGACGAGCGGTCGCGCTTGGCCTTGCACCCGACCACGCAGTAGCTGGAGCCGTCGGGGCTGAACTTGACGCCCATCGCGACCACGCCGCGGAACCTCCCGCCTATCGCGTCGATGGACGTCGCCGCCCAGTCCCCGGGCGGGATGGCGTGCTGCGCGCGCGAGGTCGGGCTGAACCACCCGAGGCGCTCTCGGGCGAAGTCCAGGGCGTCCATCTCGTCCGCCTCGGCCTCGACCGACTCGATGTCGAGCACGGTGCCGAGCGACGGGTTCGTCTCGAACCACAGGTCCCTGTCGTGCGGGTCGGGGACCTCGTCGCCCTGCGCGGCCCACTCCATCCAGGCGACGGCTGGGCGCCTGCCCTCGTGCACGTCGTCGTGCATCTTGAGGAACACGTCGGCGCCCTTGTCGTCTGGAGGGGTGCCGATGTATATGGTCTGCGAGTTCTTCCTCTTATTCGCCGATATGGCCGGCTTCGAGGCCGCCTGCTGGTCGCGGGTCAGGTGCTGCGACTCGTCGTAGATGAGCACGTCGTACCCGGATCCGCGGCCCTTCTTGAACGTGCGCGTGCAGAACCTGATGTAGCCCCCGTTCACGAGGGCTATCTCCTTCTGCCCGTTGCCGCGGTGGACGTAGTCGAGCATCCGCGCGAGCTCGGGGTTCGCGTCGGCGTCGTCGAAGGGCGCGACGAACTTCTCGAACATGTCGTCGGCGGTGTCGTCTATCTGGCAGGTGTACAGGATCCGCTCCCCGGTCGTGACCATCCCGTAGAAGGCGCGCGCCCGAAGGTCCCAGCTCTTGCCGTTCTGCCTGGGCACCGCGAATCCGATGGTGTGGAACCTGAACTTGTCGCGCTCTGTCCTCGCGAGGAGGACGTCGAGCACCCTCCGCTGCCAGCCTATCGGCTCCCCGTAGTACTCGGCGGCGAGCCTGGCGGCCATCTCGCCGTCGCTCTGCGAGTAGTCCCCGACCTGCTCCCACGTCGGGGCCTGGGACGCCTCCGTCACATGGCCCCCCTCTCCTTTCGGGCCCTGTCGTCGACCACGAGCTGCAGGACGCTCGCCTTCCTCTCCGGCGCGGCGGGGGCGGCCTGGTCGTTTATGCCGAGCTGCTTGTTGAGCGCGCGGATCTCGGCGCTCGCCTGCTTCATTGTCGCGAGCTGCGGGACGGCCTTGATGTCCCCCACGTCGTTCTGGTAGCAGACCTGCACACCGGAGTCGTGGCTTATCTCGTCCATGCACTCCTCGGCCACCTGGTACCAGGAGACGAGGAGGGCTATCGTCGGGGCGTCGGACGGCGCGAAGCTCCTGCCGCGCACGATCTCGTTCCACTTGCGGCTGCGCCACGGGTCCGACCGTATGGACGCCGGCTTCGTGAGCCTCCTGGCCATGCTCCCACCCCCTCGCGGCATGAGGAAGGCCCACCGTCTCCGATGGGCCTTGGCTCAGGTCGTGCGTTCTTGCTCCAGTCTATTTGGCCTGATGCTCCGGTAGCTTCTCGAGCTCGTCCTCTTCCGCCCACCTGAACCAGTCGTCGTCGGACTGGTCCTCCACCTCCAGCGCGTACGCCACGCCTTCTTCGCCATGGTCGTCGACGTCGGTGATGAAGCACGCCTTCCCAGACACCTTGTCTAGAACTCTGTCGTACAGTTCGAACATCAGTAATCGTCCTTCGATCCGTGGTGCGGCCTAATCGTATTCAGCGTCGGCGCCCTGTCGCCCTTGTTCATGAACCATCCGGTCACCACCCTCTCTTTCCTGGTGACGCCGATAGTCATGTTCACCTGAAAATGAACTCTTCCGAACTTGTTCGCCTCGGACACGAGGGCACGGTTTTCCGAGAGACCCCTTCTAAGGTCTTCCTGTAGCCCAGCATGGTTCTTCATGTTATACCCGAGGCTAGCGAGCCATTCTGACTTCCCTCTTGACTTTGATGGGTTGAGTAGGTAATTGCTTACTTTGCTACGAGGCATTTTCGCGTGTCTGTAGTTCCGCATGCGCGCAGTCGTATGCGACCATGCTCCGCGACCGCCCATAGGCTAACGCCTTCCCATGAACCCCCGGACCTCCCTCTCCGTGCGCCTGATCGCGCGCTCGTATGTTCCGGACGTGACGTACCGGGTCGTCGCCCCGCCGAAGGAGTTCACGAAGGTGCGTGCGGGCCTCTGCTCTGCGGCCCTGACGGCCACGTTCCGCGCCGCCTCCGCCTGCAGGCGCCGCATCCGCTCGTTCACGAGCTGCGACCTCCTTGCCTGCGCCTCGCGGTAGCGGTCGCTCTCCGCCTTGCTTCCGCCAAAACCCTGCAGGAATGCGACGTGAGCATGCGTCATCTCCTCCATGACCCTGCCGAGCCGGTCGACCTCGCTCGACAGCTGCCTATCGGTCAGGGAGCTGACCCCCGCCCTCGAGCTTTGGCTTCTAGCCCCCTCTTCCGCCCGTCGCGCATCCTCTCCGTGACCCCGTTCTCGTACTCCACGACCTCGCACGCCCCGAAGTCGAACCCGACGTCCCCGCCGTAGAGCAGGACGCGCGACGGCGCGAGGCGGCGCATGGCCTCGGACATGCCGGCTCGCCATGTTGCGAGCGCGTCCGCGTCGGCCTTGACACCGACGGTCGAGGCCGCGACGGTCCCTCCGCGCGGAACTCCCTCGAAGCAGAACGCGTAGCTGTCCGGCCCCGCCCACGAGAGCGTCGGCACGACCGTGAGCCCCTCGCGCTGCAGGACGAGGCCCACCGCCTGGCTTCGGTAGTGGTTCCACGCCATCATCGGCAGCGGCATGTCCATGTACATGCTGAAGTCCGGCGTGAGCACGCACGCGAACCCGCGCAGGGCCTGGACGTACCTCGTCGGGCTCGTCCAGACGCGCTCGAACTGGTAGTCGTCGACGAAGAAGTGGCACCCCTGCCCCCGCTTCGCCCTCTCCTGCATGCTCTTCGCGTAGTTGAAGCCGACGAGCCCGCTTGGCCTGACGTCCGTCGCGGCCAGGGCCGGGTACCCGCCCGGCCCGCAGTCCGCCGCCGACACGAGGTCGAGGTTGTACCCGCGGTCGGTCTTGAGCCTCTCCGCGCCGTACGGGCGCGCCTTGCTCCTGAAGTCGAACCCGAGCTTGCCCATGTCGACGGAGCGCATGCCGCGAACCTCGTGGCGCAGCAGCGTCTGGTTCCACGTGGCCACCTCGCCGGTGCGGTTGTCGGCGAGCCGGAGCGCCTTGACCTCCTCCTCGCTGAGCCCGTCCGTGTACCTGACCCACTCGTCGGGGATCTCGTCGTACCCTAGGCTCTTGAGTGCCGCGACCCTCGTGTGCCCGTTCACGATCACCGGGTGCTCGGGCGTCCCGCCCTCGTGCTCGCGGTCCAGGACGATCGTGCCCCTGAACCCGAACTCGCGTATCGACTCCGCGACGACGGGTACCGCCCTCTCGATGTGCCGTGGGTTGCGCTCGTACGGGACCAAGTCGGACAGCCTCACGGCACCACCCCCATCGGTACACTCTGGGACGCCTGCGCGGAATCTCGTCCTCGGGGAGGGATGGCACTGGTGCCGCGAGGGGGCCGCCGGCACGCGGCCAAAAGACCCCCCACCCCCCGGCCGGGCCTACCGTTCACCGATATTCACATACTCTTCACACATGCGCACAGGCGGCCGCCGGGCCGCGGGCAGTCGGCGCGCGCGTCGGCCTTTCGGCCTCGTCGGCGCCTTCACCAGTCCGTCGTGGGCCTCGGCGGCACGAGCGGGCGCGGCCCCGTCGCGTCCGGGCGCCATCCGATCCTGTTGCCTTTGCGCTGGTTGCAGATGCGGTGCGCGGGCTGCACGTTCGCCCTGTCGACGGGCGAGCCGCCGAGCGAGACGGGTACGATCTCGTCCACCTCGAAGCTGAGCGGGTGTCCCGGCGGCAGCGAGTAGTCGATGGGCTGGCCGCATATGGCGCACGGCCTGCCCTGCGCCCTGAGCCACGCCCTCACGCTGCGGCGCGCCGTGCCGTTCGCGGTGCGCGGGTTCCGCTTCCCGTCGGCCATCCGCCCGCCACCTCTCAGTCCGCGGGGCGCTCGACGCCGTCCCCGGCGCAGCCCCGCGCCCGTCATCCCGTGGAGGCCTTGCGCCCCCTGTCCTCTATCGCCATGCGGAGGACGGTCGCGCCTCCCCCAGGGTCCCGCCGCGGCGCCCCCTGGTCCTCGGCCGCGCGCCTGCCGTCGCGCACCTCCCCCAGGGCGAGCACCGTCTCGCGGTACTGCCGCGCGATGGCGCCGAGGTTCTTCTCGTCCGCGGTGAGCAGCGCGCACCGCAGCCTTGAAGCGAGCTCCACGAGCCGCTCCTCCGTGCCGTCGGGCGGGTCGGGCTCCTCGGCGTCCGGGTACCTCGGGTCCGGCGGTAGCGGCAGGTGCATGTCGCGCCTGATCCGCATGGTGGCGCGCCCGACGTCGCTCTTGGACCTGCCGAGGCGGTCCGCCATCTCCCTCACCGAGAGCTTGCCGAGGTGCTCCTCGACCCACTCCCGCTCCACCCTGGAGTACTCCTTCTTGCGCATTTGCGGCCAACTCCGCCGATTTTCGTCGTTTCCGCAGGTAGATGCCGATAAATCGACATCATTGGGACAGTTGGGCCTTTAATATACAACGCGAGGTTTTCGGCCCCATTTCGGCTGCATAACTGGTTCTTATGCGCCACGCCGCCCATGTCCGCAGTTCGCGGGCCGTGCCGCCCGCCGTCCCGTGGCAGCGTCGTGGCATCACCTTATGAGCAGGTCCAGGGGGCTTGACGCGTTGCGGAAGCACCACTCCAGGTCCCCGTAGGCCACCTCCGCGGCCCGCGCGTGGTCGTGCGCGTGCGCCCTGGTGGGCGGCAGGCGGACCGACACGCCCAGTTCCGACAGCGCCCTGAGCATCGCCCAGCTGACCGCCGTGTCGTACCTCGACGCGATCTCCGCCATCTCCGCAAGGCCTGCCATCCGCGACCCCCTAACGCAGCGCGCCCGCGGGGTCCCATCCCCCGCGGGCGCAAGTTCGCATGGTGCCATGTAACCACAGTCGCGGCGGCACCGGCGGGCACGGCCGTGCAGGACCGGGCAGCAATCCCGCGACCGCGCGGCAAAGCCAAGGGGCCCGCCCGCACGCGCGGACGAGCCCCTCCGATGCCGACGGGAAGAGGCGGCGCGCTATCCCCTACGCCCATCCCCCTCCGCATCCCTGTCCCTGCGTTCGTCCCTGAACGGGAATGCGCATGGCCTCTTCCGATACGTTCAGGACGGAGCACATCTCCTCCACGCTCGCCCCGTCGCCCCACATCCTTGAGATGAGCTGCGGAGGCATCAGGAGCGCTGCTGCGAACGCGTTCGCCCAGACCTCGTTCTCGTCCGTTCCCGTCGAGGAGTTCCTGTCCCTGAATTCAATCACGCCTCCGACCTCTTCGTCTCCACACTCGTAGTACTGGCGAACGAAGTGGCCGATCTCGTGCGCCAACGTGAAACGGGCGCGATGCTCGGAAGAGCTCGTGCTTATGACGGCTCTGAAATCGTCATGCGGCCGCGTGCGCACCAGCATGCCATCGGTGCCTTGATTGAGCGGCATGCGCTCGACGATAAGGCCGAGCCTTTGAGCGACGCGGTCGACGTCGATGGGAAGTGAGATTCTGTTGTTCTCGGACACGACCGTCTTCCTCAGGACGTCGATTGCCGAGGAGGACGGGTCGTTCGTGATGTTCAGTTCCAGCCTCACGTCAGACACCCCCAAACATGCCTCGGTCCCGGTTCGCGTTTCATTGTACCATCGCGGCACCTAACCCTCCGCGAGCCCGAGCCCCCTGCTCATGCGCTCGAGCCCGTACGAGTCGATCACGTCCATCGCCACGCCCACGGCGTCCTTGCACCACCTCACGCTCATGCCCGTGCCCTCCGCCACGTCGGGCCACGTCGCTCCCGCGCAGAAGCGCCACCAGAGCGCGTCGGCGTAGGCGGCGCCCAGTATCGCCCCCACGCCACCCGTGCTCTGGTCGGCCCCGTATATCACGTCGCACGCCCGGTCTATGAGCTCGTAGTCCTCGTCGAGCCTGCGCCTGTACCTCTCCTCGAAGTCCATGCGCGCGTCGGTTGCGGCCATGGCGTCGCGCGCCCCGCCACGGCCGCGCGGCCCGTACGTCTGCGCCCTCACGCCCTCGCGCGCCTCCATCGACCTGATGATGCCGGTCGTCCTGTCGGCGTCGCGCGCGGCGTCCCTGACGGACGCGAAGAAGTCCCGCGCGCATGTGCACTGGTATGGGTCCATGACCACCTCCGGCGAGAAGGGCGGCGCGCGCCAGCCGACGCGCCGCCTTTGGATGCGCCTAGTCCCCGTCCGCGAGCCGCGCCGCGGCCGCGTGCGTCTCCTCGATCATGGCGAGCTCCGCGATCGCCATCGCGTGGAGCGAGAGGGCGACGCACGCGAGCTGGCACGTGGGGTGGGCGCTGTCCTGGTCGTAAACGTCGCGCGCCTCGTTCACGTCGTGGAGCACGCGCGCGTGGAGCGCCTCGTACCCTCCGGAGGCGGGCCCGCCCGCGGGGCCGCAGCCCTCCACGAGCTCGGCCACGCGGTCGCTCACGTCCGCCCACGTCCAGTCCCCGTCCTCGTCGATGCCGAGCGCCTCGACGAACGCCCTTATCCCCTCGGCCGCCCGCAGCCTCTCGGCGAGCTCGCGCCTTCCCAACGGCTTCGCCATGTCAGTCCTCCCCATCGTCAGTTACCCTGCAGGCCACCAGCCCGCGGTCCCCCCATCCTCCTGTGGACGGACGGGAGGGTCAGCCACCTCACGTGCTCCTCGGTCATCCCGTGCCGCTCCACGATCTCGCCCATCGTCCCGAAGTCCACGAGCTCGTCGCCGCGGTAGAGCGCGTAGTAGACCGCGCCGTCACTCACCGTCGCCCGCCCCCTCGGGCTCAATCAGGTCAGCCAGGGCGAGAAGGACGTGCCGCCACGAGTCGCCGCCCGTCACGTCCTTCAGCGTCCGGAGCAGGCTCCCGTCCTTAAGCGTGTCGCGTCCGTACTTGCGCAGCCTCTCGGCAGTCTCGTGCCGCTCGTCAGTCGCTTCCATCCTGTGCCTCCTCCTCGTCTCTGCGTGCTGCCTCGCGTCGTACCTCAGGTGGCACGGCGCGCACATCGCCATGAGGTTATTCCTGTCGCAGTTCTCTGGCGTGTGGTCGAGGTGCGCCACCGTGAGGGTCCTCCTGTGGGTGTCGAACGGCTCGCCAGGCCTCCGGCACTGCTTGCCGCAGACCTGGCACCTCCAGCCGGCGTCATCCTTGACGCGAGTGGCGATGGCCTCCCAGTCGGCTGGGTACCTATCGCGCTCCATCGGCATAGCCGTCCACCACCCTTGCTTTTCCCACACCGAAATCATCTCGCTCACCCATACATCGGTGTCTGCAAACTCTCGCAGCCTTGCCGCCACCTCGCGCCGCTCATTACTCGTCTCCATCGCGCACCAACCTCGCGCCGCAGCTCGGGCAGACGGGCGGCGGCCCTTGGACATAGGCGGGCCTGTAGGCGGTGTGGCCGCACGAGAGCCTGTAGGAGAGCAGCCCACCGGTCGAATCCACAGACTCGACCTCGCACGTAGGGTCTATGAGGTCGGCGAGACGCGAAAGGACGTCGTTGTCGAAGACGTACGACTCGTCGACCACGGCACCGAGGCTCCAGCCGTTCACGGCGTTCTCCAGGCGCTGCCACAGGTAGCCGCTGTCGTGGCTCACCGTCCTCGCCTGCGCCCGCAGCCTCTCCGCGACCCTTCGCCGCTCGTCCGCGTCAGCCATCGTCACGCCCCCTCGCGATATTTCGGATGCGCCCGGCGAGCGCGCGCATGTCGGCGCCCGTCTCGTCCGCCATCTCACCGCTCTCGGACAGGTCGTCCAGCTCGCCCGCGATCGCCTCCAGGCTGTCCGGGCGCGCGTGGCTGAACCGCGCGGTCGCGGGGCGGAGGCGCCGGCTGGCGTCGCCCTCCGCCGTCACATTGAACGAGGCCATGACGTCGCTCACGGTCCACTCGTTGCCCTCCCCGTCGTACAGCGTCTCGCCCTCAACTACCGGCTCCCCGTCCGCGGCGCGGGGTCGCGGCATCGTCTCGCGGTCCACGCGGTCCGCGAGGGCTAGGAGCTCCCTCGGGTCCATGTGCTCGTCGGCGTACGACCTCCGCACGAACTTCCTGATCTCTTCACCTATCCCGCTCACGAGAAGAACCCTCCCCACCACAGGAGCCACGCCTCGAGCGCGACCCCCACGACGCTCGTCCACCACACCTGCTTCGTCTCCCTGCCGTCCATGAGGCAGGAGAGCACCACGTTCGTCGCCGCGACCGCGACCCACACCACCTGCGGCGTGCCCATGCTCACCGTCATTCCTCTATCCTCCCGTATCTCCCGCACGTCACCCTGTCTATCGCGCTCGACACCGCCGCCACGCTGACCCCGTAGTCGGCGGCGAGGCTCAGCTTGCTCGCGCCCCTGCGCCACCTCCGCCAGCACGTGATCGACTCCAGCCGCGTGAGCGACCGCGACTTCACGGCGCCGCCGCCGCGACCGGCGTCCGCCGCCTCGTACTCCCGCGCCAGCAGCGCAACCTGCCGCGCCTGGGCGGCGCTCAGCGTGTACACGAGCGGCCTGCCGTCCTCCAGGAACACCGTCAGCACCGCGTGGTCCACGCGCGGCCGCCTCGCCCCGGTCATCTCCTCGACCTCCCCTCCAGGCGGCGGTCGCCGCCCCTGTCCTCCACCACGTCGCAGCTGTCCACGATCCTCGACACCACGGCCTGCGCCGTGAGGTCGTCGCCGCGCGACGCGAGCCGCTCCGCCAGCCGCGCGGGGCTCAGCTGCGACGTCCACACCGTGGGCAGCCGCGCGCCGTACCTTCGGTCGGCCACCTCGAAGAGCTTCGCCAGCGTCCACGCGGAGGGCGCCTCCTTGCCCACGTCGTCCACCACGAGCAGCCGGGCCGTCGCGTAGCGCGAGGTCGCCGCCCGCTCGCCGCGGCCGTCGGTCATGGCGCTGCGGCAGTCGTCGAGCATGGACACCGACTGGCAGAAGAGCGCCCCGCGCCCGCCGTCGGCGATCCACCCGCGCACCGCGGCGCACGCCGCCCAGGTCTTGCCGGACCCGCCCGTCTCGCCCCAGACGTACAGCCCGCGGCCCTGCCGCAACCTGGAGGAGAACCGCCTGTCCACGGGAGCGTGGGCGAACCTCTCGGGGATGCGCGCCGCGGCCGTGGCCTCCTCCAGCAGCCGCTGCGCCCGCTCCTCCGCGCTCAGGTGGCCGCGCGCCAGGAAGGCCCTCACCTGATCGCGGTCCTCCCGCGCCGCCCGGTCGAACTCCTCCCGCGTCATCGTGTTCGCCGCCCACACCTGGTCCTGCGGCACGGACGCACCGTGCCTCCTGATCAGGTCCGGCAGGTCCATCGCCCCGCCCATCACGCCTCGCCCCCTATCACGGCGTCCGGCTCGACGTCGTACGCGGCGAACGGGCTCGCGCGGCCCCGGACGCGCGCCGCCTCCTGCAGGTAGCCCTCGAAGTTCGACGCCCTCAGCAGCGTCTGCGGCCGCAGGTAGCCGCGCATGTCGGGCTTGCGCAGCCACTGCCCGCTCTTCACCTCCGCGACCTCGCACAGCTCCTCGGCCGTGTGACCGTCGCGGAGTCTCCCGGAGACCAGCCTCAGCGTCTGCGCCGAGTCGGGCGAGAAGGACGTGCCCGCCAGCTCGTTGAGCCTGCCGACGAAGCGGGCCGAGGCGTCGCGCACCTTCGCGTCCTCGCCGTGCCCGACATTGTCCTTTCTCTCACTCTCCTTCTCACTCTCACTCTCAGCATCATGGGTGTCGCGACCACTAACGCAGACACCCATCGTGGGTGTCTCATGGGTACCCATCGCGCACCCGTCGTGGGTGTCTGCGCGGCACCCGTCGTGGGTGTCGCTCCCGCACCCGTCGACGCCCGCCGATGGCTCCCCCACGTCACCCACGGCGCCGTCGCCATGGGTACGCGCGGACGCCTCGCCCGCCTCGCCGCCGGGCCCGCCCTCACGCCCCCACCTGCCGCTCGCGCCCTTCGAGCCGCCCGCGCTCTGCCGGGCGCTCAGCTCTATGCGGCCGCGGAACGCCAGGAAGGCGAAGTACCACGGGTCCGGGCACGCCTCCGGCTCCTCGCCGGTGAACCCGTACTCCACGAGGGCCGCCGCGAGCCTTCCGCCCTGCTCGCCCGGCAGCGCCCTCATGACCTCCCACATGTCCTCCTGGATGCTGACCTTCATCTCGTGCCACCGTCCCCCATGATCTCGTCGAACCTGCTTGCCGCCTCGGCGTCGCGCCCCGGCATCACGTGCCCGTAGTAGCGCAGCGTGGTCGCCACGTCCGCGTGCCCCAGGCGCTCGCTCACCGTCTTCGGGTCCACGCCCGACGCCACGAGCAGCGTCGCGTGCGTGTGCCTGAGCGTGTGGAAGTGCACCCAAGGCGGCATCCCGAGCTCGCGCGCCCGGCGCTTCAGCCACCGGCTGAGCGTCGTCGGCCGCACGAACCCCCTCCCCAGCGTCACGAGCGGTGAGGACGGGCCGCCGCCGTACACCCCCGCCGACCACGCCATGTGCTCCCCCACGCGCGCCGCGACGGGGCCGGAGAGCGCCACGGACCTCGGGCGGCCGCCCTTGGTCGTCGGGTGGCGGTCCCCGTACTTGTCCACGGTCCCGCGGACGCGGAGCGTCGGCCCCGGCAGCTCGTCGTAGTCGGCGCGCCTGAGGGCGCACACCTCGCCCACGCGGAGCCCGGTCTTGAGCGCGAGCCACGACCCGAACGCCAGCGAGCGCAGCTGCGCGCCGCGGACCGACCCGACGTCGTGGAAGGCGTCGCCCGCGAGTGCCCCCTCGAGCGCCATCGCCTGCGCCCTGTCGAGCGCCTTCGGCA